CTCCTGCTTCGGGTACCACCACAAAGCTTGGTCCTCTGTTTCCTGGTCCTTCTGTCCTAGTTATTCTCCTGATTTGCATTTCTATTTTCTCTGATGAATCCTCTTTCCACAATCGTGCCGCTTGGATGTTACATGGGGTCCTAGCATAATTCATTTTCCCATTTTGGCGGAGCAAATCAGGATGGCTATTCTGATGGTGTAGAATCATTGGAGCCAATCCGTTTGTTTGGGCATCGCACTCTAAACAATAGATACCCATGAAGATGTCCGGATGTACTGGAGGTTTAACTCCTGGATGGTTAGAAAACCATACTGGGAGTGTGGAACACAGGACTCTCTGTCCGTTGGGATTGTATCCTTGTCCCATCACCTCTACCTTCTTATCTTCTTTAGTTAGCCAGTCGTCGTCCGACACACTGACCTTAGCAAACCCGTAGATGAATTCTTGGTCTGCATTCACAAGTGGTTCCCCATCTTTGATGGTCCCCATAATCTTCTCCACTTTCTTGGAGAGTTTAATCTCAATTTCTCCTTCCTTCTCGTTTTGTTTGTTAATGTTTCTGATTCCGCAAGTGTCCATGTTAATATTTTTGTTTCGGAGGGAACAGTCTATAGCCGCCTCGGACTGTTCAATTGACCTGTCGGATGAGTAACCTCTAATCCTTGATAGATCTGCTCCCTCGATAGAAACCCCTTCGTTGAAATTGATACTACAGTTTTCACGCTGCTTTCTCGCCTCCTCGGTAGCTTCTAAGCTTCCAGGGTTGTTAAGCCTGGCCCCTGCCTCTCCGCCGCATCCGCGGGAGGTGCTTTCTATGTCTCCAGCTCCGGGCAAAGAAGGCGTATTGGGTTTCCCCTCAACCTTCCAGCCTCCGGTTTTGGATGGTTCAAGCTGTGACCGGTCACTCGGAGTGCAATGACCGGGGTCTTTTTCCGTCTTGGATTCCTTTACCCAAGCATACTCTTCTACTTCCAATCTCTTCTGATACATGTTCGTCGCCGTTACTGGGTCGCTGTCCATCTGCTGCATAACAAGATCTCCTCGTGCCTGGCTCCATGTCGGAAAATGATAATCTATTTTCCGTATTCTCAAAACTCTCTTCACTTCCTTCGTCCATTGATCATATCGTTCCTTGGGATAAGCTCTCAGTTCAATGTAGAAAGAATCTAACACTGCTAAAAGCTGATCTGCTGAAGGATCTCTTGACCAATGCATCATCCTGCAGAGAGCCGTTTCTCTCAACTTCCCATGAGGAAACTCCGTTCCGATGTCGAACTCGAAGGTTCGTCCGATGAAAGACATCTCTTTCAAGGGACGAACCTTGTAGTCCTCGCCGTCCTTGTCTGATGGAGTCATTACCATGCCTATGTCAGCCACTTGCTTCTTGATGGTGATGAAGTTGATGATGTCGGAATGAGAATCAGACACTGTACAAGTGAAATCATCCCCGTGAGTGACCCATCTTACATGTTCATTCATCCTTGGCCAATTGATGCTTCCATTGGTGTATTGAAACATCTTCTTAGCCTTAGGAACTTCGTCTGTCAACTTCAGTAGAGCCCCAATGAAAACTATGTCCAGCAAGTCAGAATCTCCTATGTTTGTAGGAAAAACTCCGCTTGCTTGGTCTCCTTGGGATCGATAGAAGACTCCTTCAAACAAATAGATTTTTGTCCTTAAGTCCTCCATCACTGTCGTTATGACGTTCCTAATCATGTCTTCTTCCATTGTCCAGTTGTTGTCCAGTGCCTGTGCAATTAGAGCATCCCTATACACATCCCACGCCCAGTAGGGAATGGTTTTGTCAAATTTAGAAAAATCTGCATCAAAACCATTCGCTCCCGCTTTCGCTAAGTATGTATAGACATCCTTAAATTCCGTGTAAACGTTTATGCCTGTAGTGGAGTGCATGTAGTCGTTCTTCAGTCTCGCTTTCATTATCGCTGCTTGTCTACCCCCTAGTAATTTCCGTTGCACTAGGAAGGTAGGGAGCGACTCGATTAGAAACATTCGGGCATTGCCCTCCTGCACTTTCTTCACGGGTACGCACTCTACCTTCAGCTTAGCTTCAATCACTCTGAGTGTTCTTTCGCCTACAGTCGCATTTAACCATGTCTGCTCGAAATCAGACTTTGCTCTTCTGCCTTTATCATCTTCTGAGAACTCATAATAGGGTTGTTCACCTTCCTCTGCTACGTTGGTAAAGAAATCTCCTTTCTGGTGTCCATATTTATTCCATGGAACCCCTGGAGCTGTATCCATTCTAATTGTTCCGATAGTTCCCTCATATTTCCCTTCTCTGATCCCATTGATAGTTTCCGCATTCGTCAATATCTTCCATTCTGTCAGCTCAGGTACTGCTTTCCACATGTCAAGAACACTCTCTACTATGCGATCATGCAATTCCTTAGAAATCGTCACCTGTTCCCCGC